AAGGTGGTATGGCAATGAAAGATGACATGAACATGGGATATGCATTAGGTGGGGAAGTAGATGCAATTGATCCTGTATCAGGTAATGAAATACCACCGGGATCTACAGCTAAAGAAGTACGAGATGATATACCTACTATGTTATCTGAAGGAGAATATGTAGTTCCTGCAGATGTCCTTAAGTTCTACGGTCTAAAGTTCTTCGAAGATCTAAGAGATAATGCCAAGGTAGAGATGGCTGAGTTAGAAGAAGAAGGACGTATAGGTGGACAACCTGTTCCTGAAGAAGGTGATCTTACAGAAGATGAAATGAGATTACTTGGTGAAGTCATGGGTATGGCTGAGGGTGGTATGACCCCAATGCAACCACAACAGCCTCAACCACCTCAACCTATGATGATGGGTCAGCAGCTGATGCCACCTAAACCACAGCCTACGTCTTACAATAAACCTGTAGGATTTAATACAGGTGGTATGACAGATGCTTTTGGTAATCCTATTGGACCTAAAGTTGATCCAGTAAAACCACCAGAGAAATTGTTACAGGATATTGATCCAACATCAACAAACATATATGGTATAGACAAAGAAGCAACTGGAACAAGTTCTCCTACTAGTCTTGCACAAGAAGACATAGGGGTTAAACAAGATACTACTAATCAGACACCTTCTGGTGATGGAAGTGGTATGAAGTCAGTATTCTACTTTCACAAAGATGGTAGACGTATACAAGTTCTTATGCTTAATGGTAGACCAATTAGTTCTGTTCCAGCAGACTTTAACGAGTTTAAAGAAGATACACCAGAGAACAGAACTGAAGTTATTCAGGAAACACCAGATCCAACTGATGATATTTCAGGTGGTGTTGGAGAAACAAAGTCAGCAGGTGGTAGTGGATCTGATGATGATGACAGAAAAGTAGAAGCTAAAAAGTTAGAGACATTAAAAACTAATAAAGAAAAACAAAGAGTACAAGAATTTAATAATCTTTTAGATCCAAAGTCTGATACATGGAAAGCAGATACTGACGGATCAAAACTATTAGAAGAGTATAGAAAAGCAAAAGTAGGTCAAGGAGCTTCTTTCTTACTTCCAGGTCTTGTTGGTGTAGCTGGTTCAGGTCTAGCTAAGAAAAATCTAAATAAAATTGAAGAAGCATACCTAAAGAAAGCTGAAGAGTTAGGTCTTAGTCCAGAAGAAGCACAGAAAAATTTAGATAGTATTACTATAACAGATGCTATCACAGAAGGTGTTACAAAACCTTTTAAACAAAAAGACGCTATGTCTAACTTATTTGGTTCTGGTTTCTATGATAATTACGAAACAAAGTATGAGGTATCAGACTACATAGGTATGTCAGACTCTATAACTGCTGAAGGTGTTCAAGGCTTTCAAAAAGATCCAGTAACAAACGCACTATCAGGTAACCTAGACGTTAAACAACAACAACACTTTGACAATGCTGTTGATCGTGGAGACTCAGCTATAGCAAATCACTTTAGTCTAGTAGCTACATCTAATGCTGCAAAGGATGACTTCGCAGTTAAGAATGCTGATGCTATCAAAGAAATACAAGATCTCAAAGCAGCAAACAAGTTAGATGAAGCAGAACGAAAAACTCAAGACTTAAAGAATGCTGGTCATAAGTTTGGTAACATGACTCTAGGTAGTAGCTCTATGGATGAAGTTATTGAACTTGGTAGTAGTGCTTTAACAGCTAAGAACTTAGGTAAAGCTAAGAAAGAAGATAAATTCTTTGGTAAGACAGTAGCTACAACAGATAGTAACGGTAATAAGAATAACTCACCTATAACAAGTACATCTTCTGGTAGTTCTTCTGGTAGCTCAAGTTCTTCGAGTAAAAAAGATACTATTAAATCTGGAGATACATTAAGTGCTATCGCAGCAAAGAATAATACTACTGTTAATGAGTTGATGAAAGCAAACCCTAATATTAAAGACGCAAACAAAATTCAAGCAGGTGCATCTATTAACATACCTCAGAAATCATCTGGCGGTGGTGGTGGCTCTTCTGGTGGTGGAGGAGGTGGTGGATCATCTCCATCAGCATCTTCTGCTGCGAGTGGTTGTGTCATAGCTACTCATGCCGTAGCAAGTGGTGCATTCCAATCAGGTGATAAAGCTAACGCTGTAGAATGGTGTAAGAAAACACTTCACGATAAATGGTGGGGTGAGACAATGCGTAAAGGCTACAGATACCTAGGGCGTAAACATATCGCAAATGGAACTGCAGAAACAGTATATAAAGAATTTAAAGAATGTATAGAATGGGCAAACGGTAAACGTCCTTTTACTATTAAGGTTGCAAGCAGATACTACTATCGTGCAATACAAACATTCTTAGTTGGTCTTTTCGTAAAAGAGGAAGTGTAATGGACTTAGAAGAATATAAAAATGTTATACGTGGAAGGTTCAATGAGCTTTCTGATGAAGAGAAAACAATAGCAAGTGATGCTGCTGACAGTCCTGTAGGAGATGTCATACGTAAACTATTCGGACCAGAGATGTCTGGATTGTTTGGTGCAGAACGAACAGATCAACCTGCACAAGGTATGCCAACTGAAATGGCTCAAGCTAAACCACAACCTATGGGTGATCAAATGCAACGTGCTGGTCTAGGTGCACGATAAACTTCTAGGCAATCCAAATAACTATAAGGCTACTCAGCTACGGCTGACCCCAACATAAGGAGAAAACATATGCCTGAATTAGAAGCAGTAGAAACACCGAAGAATGCTGGTTTTGTAGAACGTGGAACTAACTATGCACGTAAACAAGATCGTATGAAAAAAGAAGAAGAAGAAATTGCTAAACTAGAGGCACAGGCTCGTGGCGAAGAAGTTGAAGAGAATGAACCCAATGGCGAAGGATCTGAGACAACCGAAGTACAGACCAAGGATAGTGCCAAACAAGAAGAAGCCGACACTAAAGCTGAAGCACAAGAAGATGACTCAGACTTAAACCCTGAAGAAAAATCTTTTAAGAAACGTTACGGTGATCTTAGACGGCATATGTCTGAGAAAGAAAAAGAGTGGAACGAAAAACTTAAGGCACTCGAAACAAGAATGAAAGGTGAGTCTATTGTACCACCTAAGTCAGATGAAGATATTGAAGAGTGGTCAAAGCAGTATCCAGACGTAGCAGGTATTGTAGAAACTATAGCAGCTAAGAAAGCACAAGAGATGTTCAGGAAAGCTGAGGATCGTCTTTCTAAGTTAGATGAACTACAGTATGAAACAGAACGTAAGACTGCTGAAGCTAAAATTAGAGAATCACATCCTAACTTTGATACGCTAAGACAATCAGATGCGTTTCACAACTGGGCAGAACAGCAACCTAAGTGGGTAAAAGATGCTCTCTATGAAAACATGGATGATCCAGATTCTGTTATCAGAGTTATTGATCTCTATAAGATAGACAATGGTGAAACAGTCCAAGCAAAGAAAGTTAAAACAAAAGATGCTGCTAAATCTATCGGTAAGGGTTCTAGAACTAACGTAGATCCTACCGAAGGTGGAGCAACCCTAAAAGAATCTGACGTTCAGAAAATGTCTCCTAAAGAGTTTGAAGAACGTGAAGAAGAGATTAGTAAGGCTATGCGATCAGGGAAATTCGTATACGATCTTACTGGTAGTGCTCGATAAGTGTTGACAAATACTTTCAAGTACATATAACTAAGTACGTATAGTTTGAGAGCCTCTGTATAGACTACCTCTCATTACTATAAACATTTTCCCAAATTCACATACTAAAGTCTAAACTACTAAGAACTACCTGTTCAAGTATAGGCCCATTGGTATCTGGTAGGCCAACTAGATATTATATGCACCCTAGAAAACGATCAGCCTCTTTACAGGTGTTTAGCTTTGTAACCCGAAGCCAAATATCATGGAGGATTTAACATGGCTTTTACATCAGCATCGGGTTATGGCAACTTACCTAATGGTAACTTTAGTTCCATAATCTATTCCAAAAAGGTGCAGCTTGCATTCCGCAAGAACACCGTTGTTGGTGATATCACAAACTCTGATTACTTCGGAGAGATTGCTGCTCAAGGCGATACAGTGAAAATCATCAAAGAACCAGAAATTTCTGTGAGCGCATATGCTCGTGGAACTCAGGTTAATGCACAAGACCTAGACGATGAGGACTTCTCTCTAGTTGTCGATAAAGCAAACTACTATGCTTTTAAAATCGATGACATCGAGGAAGCACACTCACACGTCAACTTCATGGATCTTGCAACCAACCGAGCAGCTTATCGCTTGGCTGATCAGCATGACCAAGAAGTATTGGGCTACCTATCAGGTTATGCTCAGTCAGCTTTACATTCAAATGCTGACGCTGTTAACACTACTACAAACGGTACAGTAGCTGTTTCAACTGCAGGTACAGACGAGTTGTTGACATCAATGAAACTCCGTAAGGATTCATTTGGTAACATCACAACTTCTTCTGCTGGTGATCACTCGATCCCACTAGCAGCACGTCTACCTGGAGCAACTGCTTTACCAACTGCAACAGCTTCACCAGCAATGGTTGTAGCTCGTATGGCACGTTTACTTGATCAACAACAAGTTGACAAAGCTGGACGTTGGCTAGTGGTCGATCCAGTATTCATGGAACTTCTTGCAGACGAAGACTCACGTTTCTTCAATGCAGACTTCGGTGAATCAGGTGGACTACGTAATGGTCTTGCTGTGAATAACTTCCACGGTTTCCGTGTTTATTCATCTAGCAACTTGCCATCAGTAGGTGGTGGTGCAGGAACAACTGGTTCTGCAAACCAAAACACTGACTACGGTGTTATCGTAGCTGGTCATGACTCAGCAGTTGCTACTGCAGAGCAGATCAGTAAAACTGAAACTTACCGTGACCCTGACAGCTTTGCTGACATTGTTCGTGGTATGCACTTATATGGCAGAAAGATTCTTCGTCCAGAAGCAATCGTTACTGCTAAATATAACGCAGCGTAAGGGGAGGATTGACTTATGGCTACAGTAACAACTCTCGCTAAAGCAGCAGGTGGAAGAGGCAACCCAAGTAAAAAGCCTTATATGGTTGAAGTCGAAATAGACTTAGCCGCAGCAGCAACAGCTAAAGGTTCAGCATTGGCAGCAGCCGATGTAATTGAAGCTATTAGCGTTGGTGCTAACACTGTTGTAATGTTTGCAGGTGCTGAAATTACAACTGCACCTTCAGGTGGTAACGGTTGTACTTTTGACCTAGGTATCACAGGTGGTGACGTTGACGCATTTGTTGACGGTATGACTGTCACAGGTGCATCAGCAGGTGACTACGGTACACTGGCAAACACTGCGTGTCCAATCCTAGTAACAACAGCCGATACTATCGACATGTTGCTAATAGGTACAACACCAGATACAGCAGGTAAAATTCGTGTATATGCATGTCTAATGGACGTGGATAGCATGGGTACACAGGCTGCAGACGAAGTAGACCGAGATCTACTCGCATAGATAATTCTTTGGGGCTGGCTAACTGCTGGCCCCATTGTACTTATAACAAAGGGATTCAAACATGGGCATTACAACAGCAATGTGTACAAGTTTTAAATCAGAGCTTCTAGGGGGTACTCATGATCTGGATACCCATACATTAAAACTTGCATTAATTAAAAGCGGTGAGTCTGGTACATATGGTGCAGCAACAACTAATTAC